AAAGAGTTTAACATGATTTGAAAGCTTTTGCAAGTTCCAATCTTTTCCATGAATTTGTCCACGCCACTTTTGTACTTCCTTACTCATAATACGAGTAAATGTATCAAGCGAAAAGGTTAAATTGTGCACATAATTATCGTTGATTCTGATTGCGAGGTGGACGTGAAGAGTTTTTGGATTGATTTGGATTTTTGTTAGGTCTTTGAACATTCTTTTTCTTTCGGTTGTTACGAACAGCGTTTCGTTCTTCTCGTACAAACTGCTGTTCTAGTTTCACTCGCTTTTTTTCCCAGCGTTTCTTTCCAGCTTTTTCAGATAGTCGCCGTTCTTCGCCTTTTGAACGGAAAAAACGTCTATCTCTGAGTTCTTTACCAAGTCCGTCAGCTAACATCTTCTTTTTCATAATACGTAAGGCTCGGCCTACATCATTATTCTTTACATATATCTTCATTCGCATTTCAGATGATGAAGCAGACATAGTTCAAATTTCCTGATAAGTACTGCATCCAAAATAATTCTTCCTCTTTGGTTAAATGTATGCTAATTATATTAGCTCTAATATTCATATCTTTTAAAAACTTCTTTAGATTGTTTTTTATCTGGATTTGAAGGGCACATTCCACAAATCCATTCATCTTCGTTTTTAAAAAATTGTTCAATCCTCTTTTTAGAATCTGTTGGTGAAATACCTTCATACTGAGAGTAGGGTTTCCAGTCTGGATCTTCTAAAAGATTGTATTTTGATAAAAAGTCATTTAAATATGTAATAGCTCCACATTTGTGAAGCTTGCCATGATACAGTTGAACGCTATGTTTTGATACACAATTTTCCCAACTTTCTCGTGGTTTTTCATCCTTATAGGGTTTAGCTGTATAACCGTTTCCAGTATAGGTTTTATACCAATGACCGCGCATATCTCTTATCTCTACTTCAAGACCCTCATAGTCAAAAACAGTTCTAAACCAAGTTTTCATCTTTACAGTTGAGTTTCCCCAGCTGTTTAGACATTGTAACTCATTTTTAAATTTTTTTAAATAACTTTTTTCATTTGAATGAAGCGTGATTACTAATACACAGTTATTTTTTCGCAAGGTGTTTTGTAACCAGTCTTGTTTTGATAGGGTAAAACCGTTTGTAAATAGTTTAAGAGTAGAATCGGGAAATAATGATCTATAATCTTCTACTATCTGCTTACATTCTTTGTTTAGAAGAGGTTCTCCCCCCAAAAGATTAACCCTTTCAGGTATTACTATCTTTGACCACGGCTCTGCCCATTTGTATAAAGTTTTTGCCGAAAATATTTCTTTAAATCCATAGTTAGACCAATGATTACACCCATCACAGTTTAAATTACAACGGTTAGCTATATGAACATCTAGCATATAACATGGAATCATAATATTCTCGATAATCTATCATCTAGATCTTCTAAGTCAATATACTGATGACAGGGAAGCTCAATTGCACAATCTACAAAATTAGTTACACGACTAAACTCTTGAGTGTTTGCACCATATACTGACTTAGATAATATTTTTTCTGATTTTAACGCTTTTAATAGATCTTCTTTATCAGTTTTATCAGGTAAAATTATAAAACGATGAAAAATATAATTTTTTCCGCTTAGAGTTTTATACGGAAGTTTATTAAGATAGTAAGTAGCAATTTCGACTCTACGTTTTCTGTACTCATTTTGTTGGATTAATTTTATTTCGCAATTCAATACTGCTGCTGATGTAGTGTCTAGGTAAGATTTAGTACCAATTCCCCATTGAGAAGTTGTATGAGAACAAATAGTTTTAAAACGTTCATAGTTTAATGGATCATTAGTTGCTATAGCCCCTCCAGCGCCTAAACATCCTGGTGATTTTGTAAAATCAAAAGAAAAACACACCGCATCTGAAAAAGAGCCTAATTCGTAATCATAAGGCTCTCCCATAGTAAATGAGGGTGCTGCATCTTCAATAATAGCAACATTATACTTAGCACAAACATCTGTTAATTGTGATACATCAACTATAGTTCCAAAGTTATGAACTACTAGAACTGCTGCTGGTTGGTGTTTGTGTATTAACTCTATAGCGTGGTTGATGTCTAAATTACCTGTATCATCTATATCACAGTATACAACATGCATCCCCATCATCTGTGGAGCATTTGTAATAGCTTTCCAACCATACGCAGGTACTATAACTGTATCTCCTCGTTTACAGAATGTATGAAAAGCAATTTGTAACGAATCAGTACAGCAGTTGGTAAATTGCCAAAATTTTAAAGGAATAAATTGTTTGATGGTATGTTCTAGAGCATGATGAGCAGGAGAAGGATTTCTACCATCTTCAGACTGCCAGGGGTAGTACATTGCTTCAGAAATTGCTCTTAAGTAGTCTATACGATGTGCATCTAGTCTTTGTTTATGGGGAATACAAGAAATTGCTTTTGGCATTATGCGCCAACTATAGACTGAATCCAAGTCACGATTTTATCATGACCACGCTTGGCGTGTTTGACTTGTAGCCGTGCACCATCTTTGAAAATGATTATTGCAGGCACGCGAGTAGGGGTGGGAGAGTAGAGCGCAAGACGAGAATCTGTATAGTCAGCTTGTTCTGTGGTAACTTGAGGAAGTGCAAGATTGATTGCCAGTTCCTGATCAATCATGTATTGTTGATGTATTGAATCAGAAAATAACACAACTTTATAGCTGGGCATTGAGTCGCTCTCTCATTTCTTCTAGGTCTTGAATTAGTTGTTCGATTAGGTTGCGTTGTTCTGTAATCTCTTGGTGCAAAAAACGAATGTCGCCACCTAGATCGTTGGCAAGCTCATGAATTTGCGAGTGAACGTCTTTCACTTCCATTCGAACGTATTTTTCAGTTGCATACATGTCTATATTTTACTATAATTAATCAATAAGTCAACAATTTTATGACTTATAACCATTCAACTATAATAAGGAACGACTATGCACAAACGTCCCACCCTTCAAGAGGCAAAACTCTTTTTAACACAACACTCACCTGACACAATGCGTGAGTATGAACAGCTTGTAGACTCACACGGTGAATTCTTTGCAGCTCGATTCATTGTTGACATTGTAGACCACTTTAACCACTTACAAGAGGTAGCAGCTAATGGCTAGATCAACTCCAAAATTTTCACCTGGCGGATACTCTGTTTGGAGTGTGAGACGCACTATGCGAGAAGCTGTGAATGTCGCTCGATTCTCACCTTGGTGTGCCGTAGACTGGATGAATGAAGCCAAAGATCGCATATCTTTGGAAAATCCGCTATTCGAAGAGTTTGATGAGGCAGCTGACCGAATCAACGCTCTCTGGCGGTCATACGAGAAAATGTATTGGTATGACGTTCGTGAGTTTTGGCGTCGGGGAAAAGTGGTTCATAACCCACAACGCATTAAAACCTTTGGCGAAACAGATATATCTGCTACTGCCAAAACTCTCACAGATTTATTTAAAATTTAATGTTGCCATTCGGCACAATCTTTGCTATTAATAAGAGGTAAAAAATGTTTTTTAAGTTGACATCACGTAATGCATATCGTGATCTAATTCGGAACGCACGTCGCATTAGCATTGCTGCAATAAGTGACAGCGAGAAAAGCGAAGCTTTTCAAGAGTTGTTCAAGCTACTTCAGGGGAAGTTAGACGAAACTGAACGCTCACTCAACTCTCAGCCAGCCTATGCACAACGCTGTGAACATTGGAACCAACGTGATGTGAAGTCTATTAAGCGTGTCACAACTGAACGTAACCCTTGGCTATGCTTCAAACGTGAGTTTGTTGACGCTATGAGCCAAGGTGCTGAGATTCACGCGAAGCGTGTGTCTTGTGCTCTAGCGTGGTTTTATGCCACACCTTATCGAGATGATTGGATCAGATGAACACAAAAGACGCTGCAGACCTAGTTTGGCGCATTTTATCTGGAATGCCAGTTGAAGTGTTTGACGATGATGATGGATCTGTTTGGGAGAACGAACAGTGGGAACTTGTGTCACCACGTCGCGAAGGCGACTTTGCTGGGTCACGAGTAATAGGATCTGCCAATCTAGTCACAGCACTCAATTTAATCCATCAAAAGATACTCATCCATCGCTCAGAGAGCGACATCAGTTCAAGCTCGGACACATCGATGTCCATATTCAATGTAGCCATGAAACAGCTTCAAGACAATCGCCTTGTAAGGCGCAAACCCACTAAAGTAAGAGAAACCTTTAAAATTGTAAGTAATGATTAATGAAAACTATTGTAATTCAAGCTACTATTGAGAAGCGTAGCAGTTCTAGTAATCATTGGGGAACTGACGAAGTTGCTAGTAAATGTATTGAGTCTGTTAAAAACTGGGCTCATGTAAACTCATTTGATTATAAACATTATGAAGAACCTGTTCATCCTGTTACTACTCTAGTTTCAGAGGAATTATATAAACTTGCTTATCATAAACTATTTTTACTCGACCAACCTGACTATGACAGAATAGTTTGGATAGATAATGACGTGTTGATTGAAGGAAATCCTGTAATTGACGATTCTCCTTTTTGTATTTATGAATATCCATCAGAATATAAAAATCAGTATAACTTATGGACTAATTGTGGCGTGATGTGGGGAACTCGTGACTTTATGAAAGGTCTTTATAATTATGTAATCGCTCAAGAAGATAGAAACACAAGAGATGATTTTCTTGAGTACCAAAGAATGGCTTACATTTTAAAAGATCATAAACATTTTCCTGGATCGAACGATGGAGCCATTTTTGATGAAACAGTAATTCAACAATATATAAGAAACAAAAAGTTTAATTTTAAGAGAATACAAAACTGCGTACTTTTAGGAATTAACCCATTACCCATAGACTACAACTTTTTTGTACATTTTGAAGGTAACTTTAAATGGTTTCAGTATGAAATTTATAACGTGTTAAAAAGCTCACGCAATAATAATTATCTTAACACTATGATGCAAAACATGTTATTATATTCAAGATTCTTTAAAAGAGAACCAGTACTTGAACCACATGAGAAGAGGATTAAATAATGGAAAAAGCACTTCAAGAAGAAATTCGTAAAGAAATTAATCGTATTGTAGATTTAATGATTCAAGCTGACAGCATCAGAGAATCTATTGCAGAATTGAAAAAAGATATTAAAAATGAATATGGACTACCAGTCACAACTATTACTAAAGTTGCAACAATCATTCGTAAACAAAACTTAGAAGAAGAAGAGCAAAAGTGGGAAGAAATTAAAGAATGGGTTGATGCTTGTTCATAATTAATCTAGCTAATTCTAGGTGACACCGAGCCCCAGCATGAGAATTGTCTGGGGCAAAGTTTTTATATTTTTCTTTATCTAAGTGATACGTCACATGATCATCAGTTAACTCTTCAAGTGTAGTTTGTAAGTGAGAAAAACAACAATGATGTATTACAGGTATTTTAGCTCTTTGACATAAAACAATTTGACGTGCCACAGCGGAACTCCATAAACGCTTAACTAGCTCATGTTCTGAATAGTATAGCATACCTGCTGCGTGCCAAGCTGCTTTATGTTCACGCGTGTCTTTTCTTCTATTACCTATAATTTGCTCTGAAAAAATCCAGTTTCGATAAGATTTACCATGTTTTTCAATCCAATTTGCAACTAAAAATCCTTGAATACAGTTATTTCTAAAGTCCCAAACTTGCCAACGATACTCACTTGTATGACCGATAACAATCAAATCAGGTTTTAACTTGACAGCTTGTTCTACTTGTGTTGTAATAAGATATTCAGAAGCACCACTTTGTGCAAGATTAGTCAATCGAGCGTTTAGTTTTTTTGCAATTATTGCAGGATAAGCTTGCTCTAAAGTTTCAAGACCTTCGCCCTGAGTAAAACTGTCTCCACAGGTAACTATATGCATAATGAGATCTTTGTTGTAGGTAATTCTTGGTCAATTCCCTCTAGAGAATCACCAACACCTTGTTTTGACCAACTTGGTTTAAAAACTCGTTGGGAACATCTTGGAATAACACTAGACGCTCAAGCAGAATACATTATAGAACACGAACTTGTCAAGAATTATCGAGTTATTTGGTTAGTAGGACATCACCATAGAGCCGACCCTTTTGGAACTGGAGATTATTTATTACCCTATTCTTGGAAAGAAAATGATATTTGGGGTGATAAACTTAGAAAAATTTGGTTTCGTAAACTAACTCGTCAAGCATGGTATTGGAGAATAGCAAAGTTATCTGTACAAGCTGTATTAAAAGATGCTACTAAAGATAATCTTTTAATGATTCCTATATACCGCCCAAATGTTTTAGAAAAAGACTGGTTTAACTCACATCCTTGTAAGTGGAATTACTTTTTACGTGATTTAGTTAATAAGTATCCTGATGGCAGAGGACATATAAATCAAGCAGGTCATAATTATTTTACTCCTTTACTTGCAAAAGAAATTGAGAATAGATGGAAGATTACATTAACCCAGAATGGGCAGATTGTATAGAGGTTGGTTTTAATCCTACTATTGCTAAGTCTGCTACTAAAATAGTAGAGTACTGTAATCAGCACGTGGTCAGATACGGAAATCAGTGGCGTTGTGATGTTGCAGGCAAAGTAGCTATCCTATTAAAACCAGGAGAAGGTTATGAATGGCATTTTGACAATTTGGATTTTACTCAAGGTAAATTAAATTTTGCCCGAAAAGGTCGTTATTGGACACACATTATTTATTTAACAGACGGTAAGCCTTTTGAACTAGGTTCTTGGGATCCTATTAGCAATCGTGTAAAAGAAACCGATTTTTCTGCACCCGAACCAAGAGATGTTATAGCCCGTATCTACCCTAAACCTGGAAAAACTACTATATTTCCTTGTTTTATGGTTCACCGTATTCAGCCTATAGTAGACAACTACAGATGGGCATTTGTAGATTTTGTTTCTACCCCTAACTATAATGGTAAGTCTGAAAAAGATTTAGAAAACATATTAAATAGGTACTTTGATGAAAATTCTAGGAGTCAGTTGCTATCATCACGATAGCGCTGCTGCATCTTTAAAAGATGGTTATATTTTAGGAGCTTCCCACGAAGAACGTTTTTCCCGCGAAAAGTTTGATAAACGTTTTCCTATCAACACTATTCAGTGGCTTCAAAATCATCACGATGATTGGGAATTTGCTGCTTTTTACGAAGAGACTACTTATTCTCAATTTAAAGCAGAAATTAAAAAACATACAACTGCACGTCCTATACTTGTAGATCATCACGAAGCTCACGCTATGAGTTCTATTTTAACTACAGATTGGACTGAATGTGCTATAATGGTAGTTGATACTGTAGGTAATAGATACTCTACATCATTAGGAGTTTATCGTAATGGACAAATTGAGTGGTTAAAACGTTTTCGTTATCCTAACTCTCTTGGATTGTTTTACTCAGCTGCTACCCGTCTACTAGGTTTTCAACCGCTTTCAGATGAGTGTAAAGTAATGAGCGCAGCTGCTTATGGAGAACCAAAGTGGGAAAGTTGGATTCATGATAATATTTTAAGGTGGATGTCTCTTGAAGGTGACTATACAATACTCCAAAATTTAGAGCGAGGAGTTGGGTTTGGTAAACTTGATTGGGATATTGCCGCCTCGGTTCAATCTGTTCTAGAAAAAACTCTTTTAACATTAAGTTATTGGATTCAACAAGAAACAGGTATGTCAAAATTAGCTTATGCAGGAGGAGTCGCTCTTAACTGTGTAGCTAATACAAAATTATTAACCCTTACTCCTTGGGAAGAAATTGCAATACAACCCGCTGCAGGTGATGCTGGTTGTTCTCTGGGTGCTGCTGCTTTAATTGAACGGCCTCTGTGGGAACACGCTTATTTAGGTGTAGAAGCGAACAACCATATCTCTCCAGATGAGTGTGCTGATCGAATAATTAGAGGCGAGATTGTTCCAGTGATTAACGGACGAGCAGAATTCGGACCACGTGCTCTTGGAAATCGTTCCTTGCTCTGTGCCCCAACTCATGATAATATAGATAAGCTAAATAAGATTAAAAATCGTGAAACAGATTCTTGGAGACCCTATGCGCCAATATGTCAAATTGAAGAAGCAGATAACTTTTTTAGAGTTTCTCAACATTCTCCTAATATGCTTTTTATTGCCGATATTTATGATAACAGCAATTTTACTACTCATGATATGACAGCTAGACTTCAAACTGTTACAGGCTCATCAAATGCCTATCTTTGGAAAGTTTTGGAAAAAACCAGACAATATGGATATCCAATTCTAATTAATACTAGTTTAAATGCGAAAGGAAAACCTATTGTCAACACTGTGGACGATTTCAAAAGAGAGATTCAACTATACAACTGAAGTAGATACTGATACTCTTCCTACAGGAAGAACTTATCACACCCCTGATGGGTCTTATCCCTCTATAACCACTGTTTTAGGTAAAACATCTGATAACACCTGGTTACAACGCTGGATTGATAAAGTAGGCGAAGAAGAAGCTAGACGTGTTTCAAAAGAAGCTACTGACCGTGGAACACTAGTTCATGAATATGCAGAACGTCATTTTAATGGTGAAGACGTTTGGGACGAGATTATGAACGAACGTCTTGATGTTCGTCAAATGAGTCGTGATTTAATTCGTGCGACTGAACGAGGTATAGAAGAGATTTGGGGACAAGAACAAGTACTTTGGTCTAATAAATATCAATATGCTGGACGTTGTGATATGGTAGGTATTTGGAAAGGTAAGCCAACTATTATTGACTTTAAAACGTCAAAAAAGAAAAAATCTTCTAAACAAATTACTGACTATTATATTCAAGGTTGTGCATACGCTGTAGCTCATAACGAGATGTATGGTACGGGAATTAGAGATATTGCAATTATTATGACTATTGATGGTGCCGATCCTATTATTTTTGAACAAGACGCTGTACCGTTTTTACCTCTTTTGAAAAATAGGAGACAACAATTTGACACATTGCAAAAAGATTCCCATTCTAAAATTTAATTGTGGTGATATAAAAAAGTTAACTGACTTATCAATTCGAGGTAAAAAAATATTTACAAAAAGATATAATATACATAATTGGTATTCATTACCTTTAATTGAGGACTATCAGTACTCTTATATAGTTAAAAATGAACTTCCCTTCTTATGGTGGACATTTGAACAACTTAATAATATTTATAAAGAGTTTAAAGGAATTAAATCTTCTTATTTATCAGTTTTAGATCCTAAGTCTAGTATACCGTGGCATAAAGATATGAGTACAGACGTATTTTGTGATTCTTTTTTAACATCAGTAAAAACAGAAAATTCTTTTATTGAGTTTGAAAATGGTAAAAAGTACACATATGAGACTGGTTATAGTTATGTTATAAGAAGTGCTGTAAAACATAGAATTTTAAATTTATCTGATGATATCAGAATTACTATATGTACAACACCAACGGAGAACCCTTATGTTTAGATGGATTATGAATAAAATTGATGATTGGCGTTTTGAGCGTGAATTTCAAAAACGAAAAAAAGAACTTATGGAACTTGACCCATTTATTTATGATATTCCTGAAGAAAAAACACATGAAGATCCTACAAGATACAACACTTGGGAGCATAAAGGGAAAGATATAGATTTTTAAATGACACGTCGTATTAAAAAACCATTAAAGGATTTTTTTGATAATCACTCTTTGACAGATGCTGAAAAATCTTTTATATTAGGTTGTATTCAGGCACAGAATAAATTTCCACAACTTACCCACCGTCAATGGCAGATAGTTTGTGAGATAAAAGAGAGATATAAAAATGTCAAAATATCCAGGAGTGAAGAGATTACCAAGCGGTAAAATCGACTATAGAGGAAAAAAGTTTGATGGATTCAATAAACCAAGAAGGTCAGACCGACCAGAGAAAAAAGGTATGGTGCTGGCAAAAGAAGGCGAAAAGATTCGACTTATACACTTCGGAGATTCATCAATGGGGCACAATTATTCTCCAGAAGCAAGAAGAAGTTTTAAAGCCCGTCATGCAAAAAACATCGCCAAAGGAAAAATGTCAGCAGCTTATTGGGCTGACAAAGTGTATTGGGCAGGACCTAGTGGATCTAAAAAATCGCCTCCAAAAGGTCAGAAACTTACCAGAGGAATAAAGCGTAGAACATGAAACATCTATTAGCATTATTACTTGTATTAAGTTCTTGTACAGGATTTGCTGTAGCAGAGACTACCACTGCAACTGTGCAAGACCATTACAAAACTGTAGCAAAACAAGTTCCTTATACAGAAACTACTTGCGAGTTAGTTGACGTTCCTATCTATGGACAATCTAATCAAGGCGCTTCTACTACTGATTTACTTTTTGGTGCTTTGATTGGTGGAGCGATTGGGAATAATATTCCTGGTGAAAAGAATGGTGGAGCTGCTGGAGCAGTTGTAGGCACAATAATCGCTAATGAAGCAGGCAAAAATAAACAAGTTGTAACAGGGTATCGTAGAGAAGAACAGTGTAAAGACATTACTCGTTATCAGACTGTGTCTGATCAAATCTATTCTCACTCTACAATTACTTTTACTTCTGGTGGACGGACCAGAACAATCAGGTTCTATGAATGAGACGCGGCGGTTCATCTATCACACGATATATCGAATCCAGAATCACCTTACTTAAAAATGATTTACAATTAGCTTCTGATGCATACGATAAAATGTGGTATAAGCGTTTAATTCAAGAATTAGACTGGGCTCTTGAAATGGAGTCTAAACCTACTGAAAATTGTACTTTATATAAACGAGGTATCGAATGAACACGTCAGAAAAAACTTGTAAAACTTGCGGTCACGAATGCCATTGTTTAGGTGGTGAATGTCCTCACTGCGTTAATGATGTGTGTGAAACTTGTGATTGTGGTACAACAAAGTCCGAATGGGACATTCCAACTTCTTTTACTAATCCAAACACTTAAATCATGCCAACTAACAAAACAGTAAAATTTCACTTGATTAAGGATTTTCCTGATCAAATTGTTCTCCCACCACTTCCTTCTAAAAAGTTAGTTCCCTCTTGGTTTAAACATATTCCACCAAAAGTTGAAGATCCTAAATTAGGAGAAATACAATCAGTAAAGAAATGTATTCCTTTTTTAGACGCCATGACTGCTGGTTATACTCTTTTAGCTCATATGGATATAATGATTGAGCTTGCAGAAGATGGATCAATTAAACTTCCTTATTTAGATGATCATCATAAGATGTTATCAGAAATGTGGAAGCCCATTGAGAGACACCCTGGTAGTCAGGTACAGGGAGCTGTTTTTCAAAATATGACTATTCTTAAATACATGAATCCTTGGATTATTGAAACTCCAAAAGACTATTCTATGTTATTTCTTCCCCCTATAAACCAACTTGAAAACCCAATTATTCCTATTGTAGGTTTAGTTGATACTGATGGTTATGATAATGTTATAAACATTCCTTTTATTCATACACAGTTAGAACCTGGAAATCCAGTTTTTATACCTGCAGGCACTCCTATATGTCAGATGATTCCCGTTAAGAGGGATAATTGGTCACAAAAAGTGACAGTTTTAGATAAACAAGAATTGAAAAAGGTTGAGCGATTACGTACCAAGATGGATAAGGATCGTGAAGACTATTATGCAAAAAATTTGCATATAAAGAAAGGATATACTTAATGGATATTAATAAATTACGTGAACAACTTGAAATTGACGAAGGAGTAGTCCATGAAATATACTTGGATCATTTGGGCCTCCCTACTTTTGGCATCGGCCATTTGGTTACTGAGGATGACCCCGAACACGGACAACCAGTCGGAACACCTGTCGATGAATCTCGATGCATTGAGGCCTTCGAATCAGATGTCGAAACAACATTGTCAGAGTGCCACAAACTTTACCCAGACTTTGAAGATTTGCCAGAAGAAGTTAAGCAAATAATTGCTAATATGATGTTTAATATGGGTAGACCACGCTTGTCCAAGTTTAAAGGCATGAAAGCAGGAGTTGATGCTCGTGACTGGAACCGTGCTGCTGATGAAATGGTAGATTCTCGTTGGTATCGACAAGTTACTAAACGTGCAGATCGACTTGTAGAACGTATGCGCGCTCTTGCATAATGATTAAAGCGCACAATCTTGATAGAAGATTTGAGGAAGTGAGGCAAGACTATTTCGATAGTCTTGCTATCATCTCTAGTAATGAAAAAACTAATAATGGTTATTTTACTTCTGAGGTTGAAAAGTATTTACAAAAACTTTCTAATAAAAAACACTCACTTTTAGTTCGTAGTGGCTCTCAAGCACTATACTTGTCTTTACTAGTAAATAATATCAAGACTGGTGATGAGGTAATTATTACAGGCTATAGTTGTATGGCTTCTTTGACTTACGTTCTTAATATAGGAGCTACTCCAGTATTTTGTGATGTAAATAGATATGGATTAATGGAGGTAGACGAATCCTTAATTACAAAAAATACTAAGGCCATAGTAGGAACTGGTTTATATGGTGATTCTTATGATTTTGATCATGTTGATACACTTTGTAAAAAATACAATTTAATTCACATTAATGATGCTTCTCAAAGTTATTTAGGTGAGTACAACACTGAAGAATGTTCATCTTTAGGTAATTTAGTTTGTTTAAGTTTTGCTGAAAACAAACCAATACCTTCACTCGGTACTCATGGAGCTATTTTACTAGACGACACTGAAAAGTATCTTCGTTTAATCAACTTTAGAAAACATGGCAAACCATATAGAATGTCTAAATGGGTTTCTTCAGGCATAAATGCAGTTCCTGAAGAAGATAAGGCAGCTCAGATTCTTGCCGCCACTAAGCATGTAGACAGATGGCAAAAAAGACGTATTCAAATAGCTAATTTTTATGACGATGAGTTTACTAAAACTGGTATAAGAATTCGACATTCTCCTAAATATAGTAACTGGAATGCTCATAAATATGTAATATTTGTTCCAGATAAGTTTGAATACTATAAGAAGTTTAAAGCTAAAGGAATTGAGACTGAGTGTCACTATCCTGATGTATTTAGTGAACTCACTTTTGTAGAGTATAAAAATTTACCTAATTGTAAATTTTTTGCTAAACACGCACTAACTTTACCATTAAACCCTCATCTTTCTGATGAAGAAGTAGACAAAGTGATTTATACCACTAATAGTATTTTAACAAGATTGTAACATTTTTGTGATATAATACTTAAAATCTAAAGGGTTATGCCTTTTCCTCTTTTTAAGGATACTTATGTTTAACACAGTATTTATTTCTGATCTACACCTTGGCACTAAAAAATCTAAAGCTAAAACTTTTTTAAAGTTTTTAGATGAGGTAAGTTTTGAACAGCTTGTCCTTGTAGGTGATATAATTGACGGCTGGGCACTTCGACGTGGACAAAAATGGACTAAAACTCATACCGAAGTGCTCAGAAAACTATTAAAAATTTCTGAAACTCATCAAATCACTTACATAGTCGGTAATCATGACGACTTTATTAGACCGTTTTTAAAAAACCCTTTTAATTTTGGTAATGTAGAGTTTTATGATCAATATATCTATGAGTCTGTTTCTGGTCGCAAAATATTTGTCACACACGGTGATAAATATGACTTTTGGATGAAAATACCTTCTGCCCCTATTAACTTCCTTGCACACTTCACTGACTTTTTCTATCGTGATAAACCCGAAAATCAATCAGTTCATAGATATATTCGTACTTGTTCTACTGAGCGTCGTTTACGTCGCAAAGGTGAGCAGTGGGATGGAGTTATTTGTGGACACACTCATCGTCCAAAGTTTGATGAAGTTTATATGAACTGTGGAAATTGGGTAAAAGATTGTACCTTTTTAGCTGAAGATTATGAGGGTAACTTCTCTTTACAAACTTTTGACAGTTAAGGTGTCAAAATTTTGACATCGCCAATTTTCTGTCATTCTTTAACCTAAAAATAAAAACATTTGCCAAAAAACTTTAGTGTATTATACTAATTACATGGGTATAAAAATTGCAATAATTATGGGCGCGATAATGGCTACGATGTGTGGAGGATTCTATTGGTATTACCAAGATTCTCAAGCTCGTATTGCTACTTTGCGCGAAAATAATGCTAAACTTGAAGTTGCTGTTCAGACTGCTGAAGCCAGCATTGCTACTTTGCGTGAAGATGCGGCTAAAATGGCAGAACTCAATAATGAACTTCAAGTCTCTCTGCAAAAAGCAGAGGCATACGGAGATGACCTCCGTAATAAATTAAGACAAACAGATCTTTCTGCTATGGCAAAAAGAGATCCAGATACTTTAGAAGGTAAAATGAATGGCGCAACTGCGAAACTTTGGCGCGAGTTCATGTCTGATACTGGGAACACTAATGACTATCCTATTCCTGACTGGTTGCAGCGCTCCAGAGAAGGAAGTAGTGACAGTAACACAGATACAGAAAACAGTGATTCCGATAGTAGCGAGACCGAAACCGCTCCAACTAGTTGATACAAAAGTTTATGTAGTCAACGCAGATAATATTGATGAATTTATTGCTGAATTCACTGAAATTCACGGTGATTTAGCTTTTGTCGCATTAAGTATTAATGATTATGAAAATCTTGCAATTAACATTGCAGATATTAGGCGTTTTATTAATCAACAAAATGAGATTATTGTCTATTATGAAAAGGCTGTAAAAGATGATAAAGAAAAGAGTGTTCCCCCTGATGAAACTACAATTAATGGAGACGGTCAATAATGTAAAGCACTCTTTACTTAAGGAGTGATTATTGTTAGATCCTGTTACTGCACTTGCTACTGCAAGTGCTACTTTTAATACTATCAAGCGCGGGTTTGAGGTTGGTAGAGATGTTGAACAAATGGTCGGCGATTTAAGTCGCTGGATGGGTGCAATGTCTGACCTTTCTGAAGCTGAACACCAAATTAAGAATCCTCCCATATTTAAAAAACTATTTTCTGGTAAGTCTGTTGAGCAAGAGGCTATGGAAATATTTGCGGCTAAAAACAAAGCCGAAAAAATGAGAGAAGAACTTAAACAATATATTCAATGGTCACTTGGACGCAATGCTTGGGAACAGCTTTTAGCTATGGAAGGTAAAATCCGCAAAGAGCGTCAAGAAACTCTTTATAATCAAGCTCGTAGGCGACAAAAGTTTGTAGAAATATTTACTATTGGGATTGCTATTAGTATTGGTACAGCTTTATTAGTAACAGCATATTTAGTTATTAAAGGATGATTCACGTATTTTTACTAATGGTATATTTAGGCACGGGTGAAGATAGAAGACTTATCTCAAATGATATGTATTTTAGAGATGTAAATGATTGTAATTATTTTGCAAAAGAACTAACAAAAACTTATGGTAATTACAATTATAATGACTTTATTGACCCAAGAGACAGATTAACTGCTTATTGTACCCCAAAATATATTAATGAGGGAACATTACGTATCAACATTTATTAGGAGTTTAAATGTTTAAAAATATAATTATTATTTCGCTTATGATCCTGTTTTCAGTTGGATTTGCCTTTGCAGAAGTAATTGAAACTGATTCAACTACAAGAAGCACTGTCACTACAAACGGAAGTATGGAGACTACTGTAAAGTCTCCACCACCATCAGCTATTTCGCCTCAACTTGGCGCTAATAGTAATTCTGACTTATGTACTATCGGAGTTGCAGGAGCTGTTCAGACCCAGATTTTAGGTATTAGCGCTGGAACTACTTTTACAGAAGATAACTGTTTGCGTCTTAAAAATGCAAAAACAATGTATGATATGGGAATGAAAGTTGCTGCTGTCTCAATTATGTGTCAAGATCCAGGCGTATTTGATGCTATGATGATGGCAGGCACTCCTTGTCCGTATGAGGGTCAGATTGGTGAAGCTGCAAAGATTGGTTGGGAATCACACGAAGAAACACAGAGAGAAAAGCATGGCGCGGAGGAAACTTTAGATGCAAAAGAAACTGCTACTTATGGCGGTCTTGGTATTTTGGCCTTCTTACTCTTACTCTGAAAGTATTGCTCCATATTTTGGAACTACTCCAAACGCAGCGGCAGGCGGAACAACATGGGATATGAACACCTTGTTGCCTACTCCTCCTGGACTAGATATCAATGGTGTGATCTATAATTATACTATTCAAAAAGATGTTAATGATTCGGTAGATGTGCATGTACAAAATAAAAACGCAAATGATACAGGTTATATCTTTCGTGAAACAGATGAGTGGGGTGTAGGATCTTTAGGTGGTACTGAAATAAGAAAAGTTGTTCCTGTTATTCCGAATATCCCAAGAACATCTTGGGGACAAGGCTCTATTGAAGTAGAAGGACCTGGTTCAATTGAAGATCCCAACGTAGTTTATATGTACAAAGTAGATCCATGTTATGATCCACAATTTGACCCTAATTGCCCTGGATATGAAATACCAATTCCAGTAATAGCAACACCTGAAATAGAAATATATGATGCAACTCAAGATGAGTATGTTAACTTAAATGATGATGAAAAAGTTTTGCTTGAAGAAAATGAAAAGACAGTTGAAGAAGAATTAGACGAAGACGAAGAAGAGGAAGAGAAGCGTAAAAGAGAATATAGACTAGCAATGCTAGCTGAGACAAACGCAGCACAACTCTTTGCCGAAAATCAAAGAATACAACAGATGAATGAAATTATGCAGAATCAAGTAAACAATACTTATCTCAATAAAACAATCAATGGTGGTGCTTATAATGAAACCATTACTATAGTCGATAAGACAATTGATGATAACAATATAGGGTTGAGAAATAATTTTGCTCAACAACTGCTACATGAACAAATGGTTCAAGAGCAGTATAATTAGGAGAAATAATGTTTAAAAAACTATTAACAAGTATTTTATTTTTGGTTCCCTTTAGTGCACACTCTGTTGATGTACCTATTACTGGTAATGTTCAATCTCGTTGTGTGATCACTACTGATACTCCAGGTGTCTATGGTAACCCAAATGCATACACACTTACAACTGCTGCGGCTGATGGTGGTGTACAACCAATCGTAAGATATGACGTAACACTCGCGGATGCTTATTATGCTCAAATCACTACACCAACTTCTTTTGCCCTAAGTCCGTCATTATCTGATACAGTGACATGGACTGGTTCAACAGAAGTAAGTTCATTATCAGATGCCACTAACATGGGATCGTATGAAACGAATAAAATCACATTTGGTCAGACTACTCAGTATGACCTAACTGCAACTGGTTCAACTTGGTTTAAATCAACATCTACTGCAACTTATGGTGGAAACAAAGCCTTTCCAGGCGGTACATATACTGCCAACATTGAAGCTGTTTGTATCGCAAAATAATGAAAAAAATACTCTTTACTATCACACTTTTATTATTCTTTACTAAGGCCTTTGCTCATGATATGGTTCCTACCTATCCAGAGTTTAGGCCTTCTTATTTAGAAGGAGTGTTAGTAACTGATCTAGAACTTTTTAATAAACGAAATGATGTAGATTACTATGAAATAACAGTTTTTGATGAGTTTTGGAATACTGTGCCATTTGTCACCTCTTATAAAATTTTAAAATTATCTTATCTTGAAAGAGTTAAGTTTAGCGTGTATATTAGAAGTAAGGATAGAAATAGAGCTACTTATATATGTACAAAATCACGAATCAGAGGAGAAGTAGGCCCTTCAACAGTGATTTCTTCTATGATTTGCTCAAAAATTAAGAAAGACTATTGATGAAAAAAGTATTTTTACTACTTTTACTGTTTCCTACAATTGCATTAGCAGAGAACTCTAACAGTTCTCTTAATTTACAACTACCTAACGCTGGTACTACGTATGGTCAAGATGCTTTTCGTTCTGGTGAGATGGATTGTAAAAACTCTATAGGTGGTAGTACAAATCTTGAGTTTGGTGTAACTGGTATTATTGATGATTATGAATCACCATTAGGCACAGGGTCAAGTAGTGGTTCAAGTACAAAAGACATAGGCGTGTATGCTCGTATTACTATCCCACTTGACGGTCCTAAAGAGCGTGTAAATTGTAATACACTATATCAACTTGAATTGAAAAAGAAAAGACTTGAAATTATGAAACTAGAACAAGAACTTTTAAGACTTCAACAACTTCAGGAAAGTTCAGAATAATGGATAAAACTATTTGGATTGTATATGGTATAGTAGCTATTACTTCAATAGCCGCACTTCCTTTTGTTGTGAGACTACAAGCAATGCAATCTTTTTTATCAATGTGTTTTTAGGAGAGATAGATGGCAAAAGACCTCGGACAAGAACTTGAAAATATGGAAGAAGGTATCGAAAACCTTAAGAATAAAGAGTTTCGTATTCTTGGATTTAAAGTAACCTTTATGAGCGTATCAGCACTTGCTGCTGTACTTGGTACTGTGGTTGGTGGTCTATACTTTGGTTTTACTATGTATCAAAAGATTGAAGAAGTTGCTGGATTAGATGTTGGTGCTTTTGAACAACGTATGGAAGTTATTGAAACTCAACTTGATGAAGCACTCGGTTATGCTCGTGATATTAAAAACGACTTACGTGGGGATATTTTAGGTATAGAAAAGTCTGTTGATCGTATAGAAGATAAAGTTGATGCAATAGAGGAAGACACTCGTGACATGATTCAAAATGCAGAAGAGCGTTTTGAGAATAAACGTGACGCTTTACAAAATGACTATGACGAAGGTGCTTCACGACTTCAAGATCGCAGTGATGACAGAATGACAGACCTTGAAGATAAAATGGAACGAGCTATGAAAGAGCTTGAAGATAATCTTAACTCAAGACTTCAAAGAGCACTTGATAATCCTTTAGCAAACTAATTTGACACTCATTAAAATAGAAGTTATTCTAATTAAACTTAAAAAGAAAGTTGGTGTGAATAATGGAAATGATTGATAGAATGTTTGATGATACTCTATGGATTTGGACAGCTATTGCAGGTTCTATTATAGGAGCAATAGCTTTAGCCTATCTCAAAGATACCAGAGCAGGCATCTGGTTTTATGGAAAAGTAGATCAAACGTTAGATTATCTTGTTGCAAGATATGGCTGGACTTGGTTGGAACAACCGACCGATGCGTGGAGAAAAAAGTATCCACACGTTACAAAAAAGATTGATGAGCTTGAAGCTCGTATTCAAAAACTCGAAGGAGATCAAAATGATTAATGAGATTAAAGGAATGTCTGACGCTGAAGCACGCCGTTGGCTACAAAAACACGGCTATGGCGTTGGAGATATTGAGATGATTATGGCTGGTGAGGATCCAAATGCTGCACCTGAACCTATTGCTGAACCAGCTCCTGTTATAGTAGAAGCTGCCCCAGCCCCAAAACCAGAACCAAAAAAAGAAGCTCCAAAACCTGTTGAAGTAAAAGCTGCTCCTGCAGTTTCTACTCCTGCCCCAAAACCTGTAGCTGCTCCAGCGCCAAAAGTGTTTGCTGCACCAGCTCCTAAAGCGAAGAAATAATGAGTGAAGAGCAAAATAAAACTATTGATGCAGCAGCTGTTGAAGGTATGGATGTTAATGGTGATGGTCATATTTCAAAAGAAGAATGGGATATGCACTTAGAGTTTAAACGCAAAGCGCTTGAAGATCAAGACGCACAACGCGATGCTATGCGTAAAATGACTTGGTTTGCTCTCTTTGGTATGCTTCTTTATCCTTTTGCTGTCGTTGCAGCAAGCTGGTTAGGCCTTGAACAAGCTTCTAATACTCTTGGTGATATGGCACCAACTTATTTTGTGTCAGTTGCTGCTCTTGTAGCTGCTTTCTTTGGAGCTGATGCTATAAAAAAAAGTAAATGATTAACCAGTTGCATTTTTACTATGCAAAAGTGCCTCTTGGTTTAATTACCTCTTTTGATAAA